TGATTCAAAACCTCAACACGAACTATGCCAGTAACAGCGTTATACATAAGTTCATCATTGGTTCCCAACCAAGAAGATTCAGGCCTAATACAGTACATCCAAGGACGTGAAGAAATATAAGGCACAGTAAATGAAACTTCAGTAGAAGTACGAAGATCAATAATAATCTTCTGAGTTTTTGAAATATCAGGAGTTCCAGTAGAAATATCTGTATTATAATAAAATGGAATGAAACTGATTCGTAATCGACCAGAATGAAATTGTGTTTTAACAAATTTAAAAGTATAAACAATACTACCACGCCAATAGGTATGAGAATTTGCAACATAACCCATATGTGTACAGCGAAATCTATCAAGAATAGTATCAGAATAAGGTTTTACTTTAAAAGGTGTAACCAAATTATCCCATAAAATACTATTTGTAGCAGCGTCTGTAGACCAACTAAATCTATCCCAAAAATTCGGTATAGATAAAATATGTGAAAAATCCATTTCATCAGCAGAAGTTCCAGCCAAACCAGATGTTGTTTCCAATTCATTAGCAGAAGATAAAGCCATTTTGTGGGAACAATCCGCACCATCAAAATTAGCCATACGTGTCTGCGCACGCAATTTAGTTTCACAAGGAAGACCTTGTATAGTTGGTTTAGAATAACCCAACATTTTAAAAATATTTGAAGCAGCAGCGGAAATCCATGCTGGTTTTGTAAACATATTACCAAGAATAGGAATCCTTGATAATGTAGAAAGACCTTCAGATATTTGACCAATGCCCGCAGATGGCGAAGCATTATCCTTTAATTGTTTTAATTCAAGACCGCCTTGAGCGAAAATCTTGGAAGGTTGTTTCTTATAAGTTTGATTTTTATATAATTTTTGCATATCTTTATCGGTAAATTTACCAGTTGCCATATGCTGAGCAACTGATAAGAAATTTGGAGCACTACCAGTAAATATGTTTGCACCTGTAGGATATTGAACATCAACATCTTCCAAATGCGCCCATACAGTATATTCGACTGAACCAGTTCCCGAAATCTGATCTCTTAACTGACTATATACAACAAGGTATATAGCACCAAAAGATCCCTGACCAGTAATTAAATTATAATAAACATGCGGAGATACATAAGGTATTCGCATTTCAACTTCGGTACCAACACTTAAATCAAGATCAGTTCTGGGACATCCAGATCTACCTTGAAGTGTAGAATTAACCAAATCAACACGATTAGGCATATATTGCGCATATGGATAATATTGCAACATAAGTCTACCCTGTTGAAAGGGTTGAGAATTTACTTGTACCTTAATTACGAGTGTAGCCCTAAGACCTACAAAACCACGTAATTTTTCCTGATACATAGCATTTGCTATTAAAACTTCAGGAAAGTTTGCAGTATATAATTGTGTCTCTGTAACATCGGTTGAAGACCAAAGACCAGTTTGCACAATTATAGGACGAGAAAGAAAATCAGTTATTGTATGTTGACGCTCCTCACGGGTCGTCATACTAAGATAATCTCCAGACAAGTTAGCCAGGTCTGGGAGAGCGTCTGTTGAAGGAGCAACACCTTCGCTCGCAAAATGGACAATTTCTTGCTGTGTGGATTCAATTTGCTTATCTTGGTTTTCAATTTGAGTATTTGTATTTGTATTTGTTTGAAAGCTAGCAGGTAAATTTCTTAGACGTATCGACTACCTAATCAACAACGTCGCATGGTGGGTTCCTTGGATAATATGGGGCTGCCACTGGACATCCTAGGATATAAGGTTAAATAACCAGTCCAATTACTAAAATAGCAATACTTGTTCTTTGATTAACCACCAAATGTTTATATGAACAAGCAAGATCACATCTTAGCTTTATTTGTGTTTTAATTTATTTAAAACATATATAATTCATCTGCTTGATAGGTAATATCACGCAAATAAGCATTATATGTCAAAATTTGTGGTATAGATGGTAAATCTTTTGCAATTCGTGTGATACCACTCTTTAATTTATTGAATTCATCTTCCCCATGAAATACAATTTCACGAAAAGCCGTTTCAATGTTATTCATTAAAATAATATTTGGATCAATTGTATTACGAGTCCAATTTAACATTTCATATATGACATCGATTTTTAATGGTGCAACCGTACGTTGTAATTCATTACTATATCTAAAACTTCGTTTTAAAAAGAAAATATCTTCCAATGTACGAGATTCAACAATAACACCAGTTTTACCTTCATCAGTATATTCATGTTTCATATCAATCATAATTTCACTGATTTTCTTTTGATTAAAAATATGAATAACCCTATCAGAAATATTTAAACAATTATCATCACCATAAGTTATTAATGAAACATTATTTCTGAAATGTTTCATGGATGACATTTTTGGACAATCACGTTGCATGATTCTAATCCAAGAAACACGCATAATAATAGCATTGTATAAACAATTTATAATAACAGTAAAAGGATTGCCAGAAGGTTGTGAATGAGTCCACATATATACATTATTATCATAAATATGTACGGAATGTACTAAATGTGTCCATAAGCCCAAACAGGTCTTTAACACATCTTTCCCTTCTTCTGTGGAAAAATCATTAAATTGTTCTAACCATTTAACAAAAATTTCCCAAAAAATAGACCATAAAATTTGTGATACCAATGAACCATCAAAATTACCAAAATCACCAGCAACTACATGTTTACCTTTTGATTTTAATCTTTTTGCGATTCTTTCCCAATCCAATGAATATGGATTAGTACCAACGGCAACTTCATTATCAATTCTATTATGCATTAACCACGCTGAAAATGGTAAAAAATATTTTCTAAAAGCAACAACAAAATGTTGTGGACCAGCAGAAAATACACGTGTTTTACCAATGTCAACCTTAGCAATTTCGCGACGTTCATCTTTTAATGTATCAATAAATAATACATTAGTTATTTTTCCATTTTTACAATCATCTAATAATTGATCAACATCTTTACGAAGTTGCATAGCATCTGGTCCAGTAAAATCAAAATCCATACCACTACCCATCCAACGAGTTTTACCAGGACTTCCCTTATTTTCTAAAGAATAAGGAAAACCCGGTGAAGTCGTTCTATTAATAGCACACATGAATTCATCATCTCCTGTTCCACATATAGCCTCTTCATAAGTCAAGATTCTTTGATATTTTTTAATATCTAATTGTGTGTTATATTGACCAAGTGTAACCTGTGCAACATCTTGTGCTGCAGATTTTACCTCTTCTTCCAATAAAACAGCTGTTTCTACTCCGCATTTCTTCAATCCCTTTAATAATGGACTATGTAATACACCATTAATCATTTTTGGTTTTAATAATGCCGGTTTCATAAATGGTTCAGTTAATTTTCCAGAAATACATGATGGCAAAATAGCTGTTTTAACAGCCTGTCCTACCTTTTTATCACATTTACCTAATGGACAAAATAATCCCTCTGGTACATCTGATTTAATAGTAGCATTAACACCAGTTGGCAATTCATAATAAACTTGAGTACTAATATTTTGAATATCAGTATCAATTAAAGCATCACATGCCTCATTTATTGCCTCTTGAGTTAATGGACAAGCAAAACCATATTCTTGTTTTGTTCCAGCAATATGCATTCCAATCAATTTACGTTCAATTCTTTGATTATACAAACCAACTATTGAACCACAATCACCAACTTGTGTTGGAGCATTATATTCATAACAATCCCTTTGTGTATAAGAATCATTACCATAATGGAAGCCATCATCTGGATAATATATAGTAATTTCTTTATCAATTGGTCTAATTTGTTGTAACCATTGATAAGTTCTATATGTTTCTCCTTGATTTTCATGGAAAGTTGCCATAGTACCATTAAATTTACCAACTAATTTACCCTGATCACATTTTTTAACAAAATGTTTAATTAAATCACGATGTGGATGACACATCTGACCATGTAAATTAGTTAATACACAATCCCTTAATTCACCATTTGCATGTTTCAATTGAATACAATTATTTGATAATTTAAATTCAACACTATTATTATCAATTAAATGAGACACGGGTATCTGAATAATATCCATATAATGTGACTGTGAAAAATATATTATACTTTCGGGTGCAATTTTACGCGCATACAAAGCTCTGAAAAAATGATATGGCATCAACATTGACCATCCGCGAACGAATGTACAATTACCTAAAACATGACGTACACCATTACGTTTATAAGATAAACGATATGTATTTTTTTGTAATACGTCAGTTACTAGCGAATGAGCCACTTCATCTGAACATCCCTGTGTTTCTACAACTTCTAATAATTCACTATCCATCATCTCAACACGTTTTAATGCAGCCTTTGCAGTTTTAACATCACCAGATGTACCAACTTCAACTCTTACATTAGATTGTTTATTTGTTTTCATATCACCAGATACTCCAACTTCAACAATTCTACGTGCCGCCTTTGATGTTTTTGAATCACCAGAAGATCCTACTTCAACTTTAATGTCATCATTAAAACTATTTTGAAACCATTGATACATAGAAAATGCAGATAAAGCTATACTGACAAATCCCAATAATGATAAATATGGATGTTTCTTTACAATCTTGAAAATTTCTGCTCGAAGGCCATCTAAATAATTGCGAACAGTAGTTAAAACTGAATTCATACGTTCCTTAAATGTATCCCATTTAGTTGGTTTTACCTGTTGTTTATATAACAAATAAGCATCATATTTTTGTTCATCTTGTAAATAAGCATCTTCTATATCAATTAAAGTTTCTCCACGACAAAAACGATCACATAAATCCTGTGTAAAATATTCTTCATCATAATTAATAGTATCATAAAATTCATCACCCATTTGTGTAACAATATCGCGTGTTGCATATTCTTCTAAAAATTTTAATTTATTAACCGAATTATTTTTCTTCGATAACCATTCATCACACATCAATTTTGAAAATTGTTCATAAGTAATTGGATCACCAATTTCATTCCATTGTACCTCACTGGAAGTATCCCTTTGTATTCTTTGAAATTCATAAACACTTAAATCAATTGCAACATTAGGATCCAATTTAGATTTATCCAATTTACGATATGACCGCCCAGAATTACCAATCTTTTGAATAATAGACTTATTCACAACCGGTTGTACTCTAAAAGCAAATTCACCAAGACGATTATAAAAAGCGTCGGGAAAAGTAATAGATTCCAGTTTAACGTTCATATCATTAGTAGTATAAATCATAACCTCAGCAGATGAAAATGTATTTTTATCATGTAATGCCGCCATATGTAAATGTTGCGGAAATGTATTACAAGAACGAATAACTTCAAAAATTTCAGGATTTGGTGCAGTTTTATCATCTTTCATTTGAAAAGCATCATCATAAATAACAATTTTCTGATTTTTATAACCATCCCAATATTCAGTTTCAACCTGTCTACCATAAACCTGGTTATGAAAATCTTTCTTACTCATCAAACCCATAGTTCTTAACATATCTATACAAAATGGATAAATCATCTCTGTTTTACCAACACCAGATTCACCAACCAACCATAAACATACTGGCCGCATTCTTGGACCACCACCCTTAACTGGAGACATTGAAACATATTCATGTAATGCACGAGCCGGTATTAATGTAGTTGTAATTAATCGAGAAATATCACGATCAGTAGATAATAAGGTATCAGATTGATATTTTAAACCTTTTGTATATAAATCCTGTACTTTATTAGCAATTTCAATATCAGTATCAATTTTATTACGTTCATCTAGATCCAAATAGAATCTTACTTCTTTTGCCCACGCATAAATTTCTTCATATAAGCCATTAGCTCTACGTAATTCATCACGTGTTTTACCAAGAACCATCATTTTAAGTTGATCATTGGCAATATTAAAATATTCTGAACACCAATCATAAATTTTTGATACCCCATTAACTGCCTTTGGAATTCTATCTAAACGAGTTAAATAAGAATC